TATACGAACCAAGCGAACCAAGAAGTAGATTAAGAGATGCATCTCCTGCACTAATGCAATTCTTTGGATCACTAGCCGCTGGTAAATCATTACAAGGAGGCTTTGGTGGTGCATTAGAAATACTAGGTCAAAGCTTACAAGATAGTGCACCAGCTTTTCAACAAGTCATAAGAGACAGACAAGATAGACAATCTGCTGACAGAAGAGAAAAACTACAAATGGACTTACAAGCCTTAGACATGGCTCGTGAAGATTTTAAAGAATATAATAAAAAGTTTGAACCTTTTGAATTTGAAGATAAGCTTCTTCGTTACAATGAAGGAACAGACAGTTTTGATGTTATACAACAAGCACCATCTGAATTAATAGAGGCTGTAAACATAGAAACAGGTGACACAGAGTTCGTGCCAGAAAGTGTTATTAGAGCAGAGGCGGAGGCGGCACAAAAGGATGAAAATTTTCAACCTAAGTATGTAGCACAGAAAAAAGTAACAGATATTGTAGAGGCTTACAACACTGTAAACAAAAGATTTGAATTTATATCAGAAGAGGCTTTACAAAAAAGTATAGATGCAGGTGATGGTAAATATGTACCAAAAGCACCAGACACTTCATACGTAACGGTTTTTGACACACAAGAAAATAGAAACGTATTTATATTACAGTCTGCACTTAATACTGCAATCAACGCAGATAGTAATAGATATGAGCCTGAGAAAAAAGGATTAGATACATTTAAAGAAGTATATTCTAATTCTCTTGGTGCAAATATTTATGTAACACAACAACAGATACTAATGGATAATGCAGAAGACACAAAAGATTTCTCTGCGCCAAAAGATGATCCTGTATTTAAAACTTACTATGATCCGTTAATAGAAAAAAATGTATTAGCAACAGATGAAGATGTTGGAAAAAGAATTAATGATGACATTGATGGTAATGAGTTTGAACCAAAACGTAATGATCAACAAGATACGATTATTACTTTGTATAGTAAAAAAGAAAAGAAAAATGTTCTTGTTAGTAAAAACTTTGCATTACAAAATATGGAGTTGTTTGAACCAGAGGACAAGGCGCTAACTACTAAATCTGCAATAGACACAAAAACAGACAAACTTGTATTTGTAACAAACGAAGATATACAAAATAGTCCGGGTAGATTTACACCAGCTATTCTTGGTCAAAACTTAACAGTAGGAGCTGATGGCGCGGTGACATTAAAATCAGAAATAGTTGGAAGAGATGCGGGTGAGGATGCAACACAACAACAACAGAATAATTTCTTTATACTAGAGGATTTAAATTTAAGAACACAAGAGTTATTAGATAATTTAGATGAAACATCAGAGGCATTTTTTGGTTTCTCTGGTGGTGTAATTGATTTTTACAACAAATACATAACACAGTTAGGTCTTCCTTATAATAAAGAATCTGCTGAAATAAGAAATGATATTAACTTACTTGCGGCAAGCATCATGAGACTAGTATCAGCAGACTCTAGATTTACAAACGAAGATAGAGCTTACATAAATGAAATTGTAGGTAAAGAGGCATTAGATAGATTTCAATCGTTTGATCAAGTCTATCAAGGTATTGAGCAAGCACAATTACTAATTGAAGATAGACTAACAGAAACTTCTGGTGCTTTAGGTTTAAAACCATCGCATGACATGAGCATACAAGAACTAGAGGCGGCGTATAACAATTTTTTATTAGATAATAAACTAAAAGTAAAAGAGGGAACCGTTAGAAGAAATGATCTGCCTTCGTATAACTTAGCACAAGTAAAAAGAAGACTTAGAGCGTATCACACAGATTTTTACAATGCGTTGTATAATCCAGATGGTAGTTCTAAACCACAAGAAGAAGTTAATAAAAACTTAGAACAATTAGGAATGTTATAATGGTTGACAAAAATGTAATTGAACAAAGTGGTAATGTTATTACAGGTGACGTTGACAGAACGAGAACAATACCTTTTGTTAATTTTCCAGCAGAGGTCATAAACGAAAAAAAAGAAGGTGAAGATAGAATATCTGTACCGACAGGTAGAGTAGTCACTGAAGAACAAAAAGACGCCAACCCAGATGATATGTTTTCATCTACAATGGAAAAGATAAAAAAAGAAGGAGAAACATCTGGCACTACACAAGGTGATGCATTTTTAAATCTTATTGACTCTGGCGATGTTAATTTAAACAATCTTGATTTTCAATACAGCTCAAAAGACATGGATCTTATGGGTAAGTTTGATAGACTGAATTTGTTACGTGAACTTAGAAGAGATGATCGTATAAGTGGTTCTAAATACATAGCTTTAAAAAGTAAGATACCAATATCTTTAGAAGAGGCGGCCATATTAGAGTCACAAGAATTAAACAGGCCAGTTGATCCAGATGAAATTCAAAACGATCCGTTATTATTAAACAAGTATGGATTAATAGAATTAGACGCACAATTAGCTGAATCTATACAAGAATTACAACAAGCAGGTGTTGATGTAACAGCAGGAGCTCCAGCAGACATACGTGCAGAGGTTGGACGATTTAGTGATGAACAATCAAAACTTCTTGCATTAGAACAATTAAAAGAAGATGGTCAAATACTATTTTACAAACCATCAAAGCTAGGTATGATTTTAACAGTGCCAACAGCAGAGGGTCCAAAAGATATTCTTTTAGATGAAATAGGATTTAGTGGTAAAGACTTTCTTGATATAACAAGCGAAATACCCGGTGTAGCCGCAAATATTGCCGCGACAGCAGGGGCAGTAATCGCGGCACCCGGTTTGATAACTGGAGGAGTTATTGGTTTAGCAGGGCTGTCAGTAATATCTGGATTATCTTATTTTACAGGGTCAACAGCTAGTGATTTAATAAATAGAGCTTTTAGTAAAAATCAAATTTATGCACTTGACCAAATAGCAAAAGACAGAGGTTATGAAGCCGCTCTAGCGGCAGGATTAGACTTTTTACTTATTGGAGGAATGAAAATAGGTAAAGGTGTTATAAATAAACTTACAGGTCCAGTTGCAGGGTCTGGTGATTTAGCAATAAAAAATTATTTGAAAGCGATTGCTAAAGATAAAAAAGTAATACAGTACGATCAACAAGGTAACATTATTTTTGAAAAAGATGGAGTAACTCCTAAACTAGGTGACATACAGTTGACACCCGGCTTGTTGACACAATCAACAACAATACAACGTATTGAAGGTGTAACAGAAAAAATACCGGGCGGTGCAGATGTTTTACAAACACAAAAAGATATTATTGAAAGACAACTTATTGAATTAGAGCAACGTGCAAAAGGTAACGTTCCAGAAATAGTAACTGCTTCTCAAGCTGGCAAAACTATTACTAGAGTAACATACAAAAGTCCAGATGACCTAACGTCAGCAGACGTTGGAGATAAGGTGGCTGACTTTGCTAGTAGTGAATTAAAAAAGAAAGAGGTCGCAATAGCGATGGACAGAAATGCATTGTTGACTCAAGCTGATGAGGCGTTGGATGGTGTTGCAAGTTCATTGTCTTCTACCGGTAACGTTGTAAAAACAAAAGAAGCCGGTGATTTAGTTATTGAAGCAATTAACAATTCAAGAAAAAATTATATTGACGAGTTTAATGATTTAACAAATACAATGAAAAATATCGATGGTTATAAAGGTGATATGACCATAGATGCTAGCGGCATTAATAAAGCGGCGAAGAAATTAGAACAAACATTTCCAACAAAAGATGTGGAAAGTATCGTGCCAAACCCTAGAGGATATGGACCATCAACAACTGTAGTAGAATCAACACCAATACTACCAAAACAATTAAGTGGCACTATTCTGGATGATCTTAAAAATGTAAAAGACATGACAATAGATCAAGCTATTAATTTTAAAAAAATATTAAAAGAATCTTATTCTGGAGAAACTATTCCAACGGATGCAGACAACTTAATATCAAAAATAATTAATAACATAGACTTTCAAATACAAGGCGCTATTCGTAGTCAAGGACCAGATGTATTACAAGCATACAACGCTATCTTAGCACATGAAGCAAGTAAGGGTGGCGTGTTTACAAATTCTGTAATTAAAAAAATATTAGATGGCAACGTAGAGCCAGAAAATGTTTTTGTAAAACAAATACTACAAGGTAATGAAGCAGAGATTAGAATACTAACAAACGCTCTTGGTAAAGATAATCCAATATTAAACGATGTAAAGTCAGCGGCGTTTAATGAAATTTTACGTAAAGCAAGAAGCTCTATTGGCGATTTAGATTTTACTAATCCGGGAACACTAAATGCTATTTTAAAAGAGCTACCAGAATCAACGCAGAAATTTTTATTGGGTAAAGATTACAGAAAAGTAAAAAATATACTTAATATTCTTGCAACAGAGAGAGGGCTTATAGATATAAAACAATTAGATGCAATGCAAGGGCCTCTTGTTACTAGACTACGTAAGATACTAGCTTTAGAAAAAACCGCTGAAAAAGATTTTAGAAACAAGTTTATTAAACCTTTTTTAAGAAATGCCATTGATGAAACAGAAATGAATCCTGCTGAGTTTACAAGATATTTTTTAAGAACAGCAAATCCAAATGACACTGTAGAATACAGAGATGAAACTCCGCACTCTACTTGGGAAGACGCAAACTTAGGTGACTTTCAAGATTTTATTACTAAATGGGATAGTGCACATTTAACTAATTTACAAGATGAATGGGACAATGATAATTTAGTAAATGACGATGGTAGCCCTGCTGAAACAGAGGCTGATAAAATTGCTAGATTAGGTGCTAGACCAACATCTTACTCTTCATAATATTATAAATTTTTATTTATTTGATCGTAGGCGTGATCTTTATTAGGTCCGTTTTGATTTACATAATGTAAAAATACTTGAGCCATTCCCTCTCCTTTATATACACCAGGACGCCAATGTTCTTGTTCACATCCGGCATATAAAACAGCGTCTCCTTCTTCTAATTCAAATGATTTTTCTTCAACAATAATAGGCCATTTGTCATATTTTTTAATACAAGCAGTAACAGATATTTCACAAGCAGGTCTGTCTGTATGTTTAGATAAAGTACCACCATATACATAGTATCTCCAATAACTGTAAGTAGGAAATAATTTTAATTTACACTCTTCTTCAACTTTGGATAATTTAGTATCTAATAGAGAATTCATTAAAGCATCGTGATACCAAGCTGGTGAGAATGATTGTTCATCCAAAACATAGTCTTTATTAAAATCTAATTTATTATAACAATATTTTTGAAGAACATTTAGTTCTTCTTTACTAAAAAAATTTTTAATTAATTTATAATCTATTGTAGCCATGCAACTATACTATATCTAGTACCTTTTGTAATAGGTTCGATACTATGAGGATACATAAAATTACTAGGAAAAAATACAATAGAACCTGTATTAAGTTTTAATCTTTTTATTTCTTCTTCATTCTGAGCTGTAAAAATTAAATCACCACCCTCATAGTTATTATTTAAATTCATAATAATACTTAAATGTCTAGGGCTATTTGTGTAATGATCGGTATGCACTTCGTATTTACCACCTGCAGAATATTTTAATAAATCTATTTGATTTATTTTATAACTAGACATTTTAGGAAATTTTATTTTATAGTAACTATATAATCTTTCTATCTCTTGTTTTATATAATTCCAATAAAATATATTAGTAGGAGTTTCAAGATTTAATTGATATCCTTTTACATTTCTTATTTTTTTATTTATTCCTGAATTAACTTTGAGATAAGTTTTAGATTTTAATTTTATTAAAGGTATTATTTTTTTAATAAATTCAGGATTAATTATGTTTTTAATTTCTACAATAGCCTCTAAATGATTCATTTATCTTAACATCATCCAAGAGGTTAAGATGTATTTACTATCTTTTAAAGGAGGATTACCTCTATGAACATAAGGAAAACCAGCAGGCCATATAACAATTCTACCTGTTTTAGGTTTTACTCTTTTTGAAAAATGTAAAAACTCTGTTTCTCCACCATCTTCAATATCATTTAAATATATAGAAAAAACAAAAGCTCTTGGTTCATTGTCAAAACCTTTACCATGTTCTACGTGCCAAAGATGATACCCTTCAGTAGGTAATGTTTTTTGAATTTTTACACCTGTGTAATAAAATTCATCATTATAAACATCTCCAGCTCCTGTGTTCATTAAATAGTGTTTCCAAGCTAAATCATAATTTAATATCATAGGTCTTAGATTTTCCCACCAAACATCTATGTTATCACCACTTGCAAAATATTGTTGATCTTGTTTTTGTAAAACAGATACTTTTTCAGATCCTATTCTATTTACAGTTTGATTAAATTTATTTTGAGTTTCAAAAATATTTATAGCTTTATCACATTCTTCTTTAGTAATGTAATTATCATATATCCCTATAAAATTATTTATATTAACTGTTTTTTCTTGATTATTCATTTGGTCTGTATAAGTAATTTATATTACTGTTTTGTAAAGTCAATATGGCATCTCTAAAGGTTTGAACTATAGGGTACCCTTTTAAATTAAAAGAGGTATTTAGTAATATAGGCACACCTGTTTTATCATAAAATAATTTTATAAGATCATAATAATTAGGGTTTTGTTCTTTTTTTAAGGTTTGAAATCTACAGGTTTTATCTTCATGCACACAAGCAGGGACTGTATCAATAGCTTTTTGTTTAGCATCTATGGCAAAAGTCATATGAGGCGATTCATCTAAAGTATGCATTTTTAAATAATCATGTCTATGTTCATAAAGTATTGTAGCAGCAGTTGGTCTCCACCATTGTCTTCCTTTTATTTTATTTACAATTTCTTTTGCATCTACATTACGAGGGTCAAATAACATCGATCTATTTCCTAAGGCACGCGCACCCCACTCAGAATGTCCTTGAAATATTACCACTAATTTTTGTTGTAGTAATAAATCCACTGCTTCTTCTTTATTATAAATAATTTTCATAATATAACGCAGCTCCTACTGCTGTTCCTCCATCGTAACATATTGGATCTACAAAAAAGTTGTATTCAGGGAAAAGTTTTACAAGTTTAAAATTGTTTGAACAATTTAAATGATAGCCTCCAGACAATATGATGTTTTTACAATTACTATAAGTTTTTGCTTTTTCCATAAGCTCGATAACGTCGTTCAATGTTTCTTCCTGTGCTGTGTTTGCAATTTCTAAAACTTCTTTATCTAAATTATTTTTACCATTTTTATATGCAGCTATACCCATTAGTTGACCTTCTTCGCCATAATTAAAACCTGCTTTTCTTAAATAATGTATGTATTTTAATCCTGCTTTTAACTTACTACTAAAAACTGTATCTATATTTTCTAAAACTTTTAATTGTTCAATCTCAGGAAAATGATTAAAGTAATCGTTTTTTTTATTTGAAATGTATCTATATTTATTCTGTACTTTATGTTTATTAATTAAATAAATACTTTGAAGAACTTTAAAATTTTTATCGTAAACATTTTCTCCACCACCATCAGAAATTAAAGCAATTGCTTCA